GCGAAGGCCATGCTGGTGAGTCCTGCGGTGAGGACCCCCATGTTGTCATCTTCGAAGTTGTAGTTCTGACGGAGCTTCTCAGTGGCAGCCCCAAGGCCACCAGCAGTTGCCAAACCGGAAGCGATAGGCCGCATACGGCTGGCTGCTTCGGCTGCTACTGCCACACCCTCGGCTGTACGGGCTGCCGTAGCGGTGGCCTTCAGGAGCATCGAGGTGCCCCCTGAGGCAACCATAGCGGCCACGTTGATGGGGTCCACCATACCGAAGGCCATGCCCGCAGCGAAGCGCCCAACGTTGCCCTTAGTACCCAGCGTGGAGAGGTCCCCCAGGTCCTTCTGCTTCTGGAGGATGCTCTGCTTCATCCACGCTGCTTGCCCTGCCGAGGTAGCCTGCGCGAACTGACCTTGGAACTCAGGCCAGATACCATCCGTCAGGGCCTTGTTCGTGCTCTCCTCGTAGGGGTTGTAGTGTTCATCCGGGGCCAACTGAGCCCCAGCGTAGTGGTCAATCATCCCGGGAATCCAGGAGTCTTGGCGCCACATAGCCCCGAGGTAGTCATCACCCGTAAGGCCAGCCGATGTGTCTTCACGCTGGCGAGCTTGGGTGACCGCATCCACCGGGGGCGCAGTCTGTTGAGTAACTGGTGCCGCAGAGGGCGAAGTGTCTACAAGTTTACTGTTGTCCTGAATAGCGGACTGAAGCGGTGTGATAGGCATTCGCCTTCCTTGGTTAGTTACTGTGCTGTACGGGACGCCTCCTGGAGCCCTTGGCCCCACGAACTGACCCCGTTCATCATGAGGTTGCGCAACTTGTTACGGCGTTGGTCTTCCTGCTGGTTCCCGTTCTTGTCGTGATAGGTGACCTTCAGGGCCTCTTGGAATGCCGGGAGGTCCTTGCGGGCCAGCGCTCCGATTGCCTTCTTGAACTGCGCTACATCGCCTACTTGGTACGCCACGTCCACGAGGGCAGCCTTCTGGCCTTCGGAGACCATCTTCCACAGCCCAGGGTGGGCAGCTTCAACGGCATCCTTAGCGCGCTGCTCGTAGCGGGGGACCACTGCCTGGAGGAGTCGTGCGCCTTGCTCAGGGGTAATCTCTACCTTGCCCGACTTGATGCCCTCAATGGATGTAGAGGGAATCCCAGCGCGCCTGAAGTCTTCCGCGATGGTGTCTGCGTTGGCGTTCAGGTTGTAGCCATAGCCGATGTTCAGGCCAGCCTTCGGGTTCGGGTCGGGGTATGCCTTGGACACGAAGCCCTCGCCCATCACAATAGTGGAGGCCGAGAGTTGTCCCGACTGGAGGAACTGGTCCGCCTGTTGAACCTGAATCGTGCTTCCCTTGCCCGTGAGGCGGGAGCCACTGAGGCCAGCGAAGTTCGCCGTGTTGGTGCCGAACCAGCCACCACCCAGCTTCGGGTCTACCGGGAGATTGAAGGCATTACTCAGGGCACCATCGAACGCCTTGCTCTGAATCGTCTTGATCTTCCCGAGGGTCGTATCGTTGACCATGTTGAGCGTGCGGGCCTTGGCGAGGACAACAGCGTTATCCGTGAGGTCCTGTGCGGTGGCCGTGCCCTTGTTCAGCTTGTCCGTGAGTGCAGCCATGCCAGCCCGCTCCTCAGGCGAGAACGCCTTGGTGGAGACGTGGTCCTTGATGATTTGATCGAAGGAAACCTGCGGGACCGCTTGGCCCACCATCGCGCCATTACGGAACAGGGCTAGTTGGTAGTTGCCATCCTTATAGCCCGTAAGGCCAACCTTCAGGTCATCGATGCCGTACTTGGCCTGTGCCTTCTCCACGTAAGCAGCGAGGGCTTCCGAGGTCTGGTCAGTGGCGCGACCCGGGGGAACCTCAACGTCAATGTGGTTCGTGGGGTCGAAGATGTGGCTGCCCTTGTACTTCTCTTGGAGATACGCCTTCGCTTGGTCATCGGTGGCATTGGGGTTGCGCTGGTAGTAAGCATTCGCCTCCACCTTTGCCCACCCTTCCATAGCCTGGGTGTTCTGCGGCTCACCGCCGTAGATGCGCCCGATTACCGGGATTTTGTTCACGAAGTCCACAGTAACGTTCTTGACACTATCGGCCACTGCAGCCCTCCACTTCGGGTCGGCCATGCGCATCTCAGCGGCCTTCTTGGCTTCCGGGGAGATGGAGCGGTAGGCAGCCTGATAGGCCGTGGAGGCGTCTACTCCTGAATCGACTTGGCTCTTGTAGGAACCAAACAGTGCTTGCGCCTTCTCATCAAAGTAAGCCGAGCGGAGCTGGTCAGGTAGACCACCATACATCGCTGCAGCAGAGACAAATTGAGACGGAGGTTGACCGTCTTTCGTGGGGAGTCCATTTACTGTTCCGTCTATGAGGCCCTTCAGCTTCGGGTTGGGGATGTCTGAGCGGCCCGAGCGGGCAGTAGCCTGCACGATTTGCTGGACCGACATTTGAAAGTTAGGGTCCTTTGTAGGGTCCCCTGCGGTTGCCCCGGAAGCAAACCCCATGAGGACACCAACGGGACCCGCGAGCTTGGCTTCCATCCCTTTGCTGTAGGACTCGGTGGGGAGCCCCCATCCTTGCCCGTTGTCGATGGCGGTCACGGCTGCGACTTTCTCTTGCGCCTTGGCTGCAATCTCTTCCAGATGGTTGTAGGCGCTCGATGCTTCGCCTGCGCTCTTGAACATGCCCATCGGCCCGATGTTGTGGGCGAAGTCATCTCTACTGGGCAGCTCCCCATTCGCGGCCCTGTCCTCGTAGTCCTGCCGCTTGTTGAAGTAGGAAACCTGCATCCCCTGCTCGACGCGCTTGTTCTGCTCACCCACCGCGTGTTCCCGCATACGGGCCACTTCGGACTGGAGCTTGGGGTTCATCTGCAGCGGAGTGAGGCCCGTACTGGGGTCCTTCTGGTCGAACACATCGAACAGCTCGGGACGGCCGCCAGCCTTGAGGGACAGGTTGGTGACCTTATCCAGTGCGGCATCCCAAAACTCAGGCCGGGTCATCGTGCCTAGCTGACCACGGAGCGGCTCGGCCACTGTGGTGAGGCCCTTGTAGATGTCTGCGGGACTCGCTGTGGGGCTCATCACGGAGTCCATAGCTGCCGAGATGTTCCCGTTAGCGGTCTCCTTGAGGCGCGTGAACTGCACCTGAGCGTAGTCCTTGCGCACCGATTGAGCGGTATCCGCCACACTCTTCGAAACCTGCTCGATGATTGCCGGGTCCGTAAGGCCAGCCGTATGCTGTGCTACCTGCTCATGGAGGAACTGTTCCGGGTCGAACCCATCCTTGTTCTTGTTCTCCGCGTAGGCCGCGGTGATGTCGTTCTGAACCTGTGAGCCAATCTTGACCCCCACAGAGTTCCGATAGCCAGCCGCGAAGGTCTGGGAGAACGCGGGGTCCACCTTGTAGCTGTCATCCGGGGGAGGAACTTTGATGCCACCAGTCTGTGCATCGACCAGTCCAGCGTCAGCCAGTTGTCCCTGTGCGGTGCCTGCCTTGAATGCCGAGGTGGCCTCTTGCTGCTCCCGAAACTGGGTGTATTGCCCCAGTGCAGGATTGAAGGACTTCAGGCCATCCACGAGACCCATGAGGGTGGCATCGTTCTGCCCTGCTCCTGCGTAGGTGTCCACAGTCCGCTCTTGGGGCTGGAAGGTGGCCGACTGCTGACCAGGGGAGCCCTGACCGCGCTGCGTGATTTGCTGCTGGTTGTTCGGTGGCATTCCTATCCTCGGATAGTGGTGTTGTTAAGTTGCGCCTTGGTACACGGGAATCTTCCCGGATGCCATAGCGTTGGCCCGTTGGAGGCTCGTAGCGGAACTGAGCGTGGACCCTGCAATCTGAAGGCCGGTGCCGATGAGGCTAGGCTGCTGGATGCTGGACATACGCTGTGATGCCGTGGAGTACGCGCCCTGAGCTTGGCCCGCGAGGGAGCGCTGCTGGGAGGATGCGGAGTTCTCCATCGTGGCAATGTCAGTGCCAGCGTTGAAGTTGGCTTCGTTTGTTACGCGGTCGTTGGAGCCTCCCCCGTTCGTGCCTGACTCATTCGAGAGGGCTTGGAGGTGGCCGGTTTCCACGAGGGCTTGTCGAGCTCGCTCTGACATTTGCGCGGATGCGGCTTGGCTCGCTTCAACTTGTTGGTTCTTGATTTGCACCACGCTGGAGTCATAGGCTGCCTGAGCGGCATCTGTCTGACGACTTGCGGATTGCGATTGGGCCACGTAGGAAGCCACCGAGCCCGCTGCTGCTGTAGCTGCGGATGCAATGGCTAACGTGGTTGCTGAAATAGTCACAGGCTCACACACGGTGGCTCCTGATGGAAGAAGTAGAAGGGGGCTTTGCCAGCCCCAAACTCGGGAACCAGTTCGCCAATCGTGAAGCCCAGCTTGCGGAGCCAAGCGATTGACTTGGTGTTCTCCGCGTGGACAAAATTGAACAGCATCGGATAGCGGAGGAGCAGGCCCTTGACCCACTCCCTGCCATCCTTAACGAGGGCCTTGGAGTACCTGTAGACCTCCGGGGTGGCGAGCATCCAAGGGCCGCCCATGCCGTTCACATTGGCTACCCCATAGATGCCCAGCAGTACCCCATCGTCCCCTTCGGCCACCCACGCTTCCTCTGAGACCTTCAGGGAATCCAGCAATACCTTCACTGTGGAATCCCCGGTTGCCAAAGCAATCTCCCTACGGTCCCCCTCACGGAGGAGCGGGAAGAGGCGAATGCAGTCGGCCACAGTTGCGGGTCGGACAATCACATGCGCCTCCCGAAGGTGACGAACTCTGCATCCCAACCAGCGGACTGGAAGGTACAGGGGAGGTAGGAATCGTTGATAATCTCAATACGCACACCCAAATTCGATGTCAGCACAGGGAACCGGAAGGTGCCCGACTGAATCGATGGGACTCCAAGGGTAGCTGAGGTTGTTCCCAAGGACTTCCCGGTGAAGGAGTAGGTGTAGGTGTCCCGGGCTTTAGGCTGTACCTCTGCGCGGAAGAACCCGCTGTCGGTATAGTCTAGGAAGAACCTGCGGAGCTTCAGCTTCCCATTGGTTATGGCCACTTGGTTCTGGTCTTTCGCATACTGCTCGGAGAATTGGTAGCGCATCGCATAATCCTGCCCGAAGACAACCGGACCAGCATCCCAACGCCCCGGAGCGGTGGCCACAAACGGTGTGTTCACAGAGAACGGAACTGTCTTGCCCACTTTCCCGGTGAATGCACTCCCGAGGACCAGTGTGTGCCCAGAAGCCGGGACATCGTAAGGCAGCGTGAAGTTTGTTACGTTCGCTGCGGCATCATAGACACCGCTGAGAGTCACTCGGTGGTCCAGCAGGACATCGAACCCCAGGCCTACCACAGTGAGGTCAGGCTGCAGGTCCATTACTTCCAAGTAAGTCCCATCAGCGCGGTTGATAATGAAGTAGCACCTATTGTTGATGAACTGCGCCCCAATCACGCGGGTGTCCGCAGCGAACGTGAACTTCAGCCACGCGGACTGTGCCTTGGTGGTTCCAGACCAGAAGAACTTGTAGACGTACACAGAACTCGGTTCGCTCCTGCAGAGCGCGAAGATGACATCCTCGGATGAACTTGCTGCCAGCTTGTAGAGGTCTGCGGGGATATAAGTGGGGACGTGTGCGGTGGTATCCGTAGCATCGTTGGTAAGCGTAGTGGCATCCACGTAATACTCCCGGAGCCCTGTGTGGTGCCCTTGAGTTACCCCGAAGTACACCGCTTGACCAATCCCCACGGGCCGTGCGTTAGTTCCGCTGTCAAACTCCGTTGCCACATCCGCCTTCACAGTCTTGGGGGTGAGGAGCTCCTGCCCACCTGACACCTGAAACTGGGTCTGGTCGGAGAACAGGAGGAGACTCTTATCGAATGGCACCGCGAACTTCAACAGGGATACCTTATTTGTCCCCACGTTGGTGTCTATCGGGTCCGTATCTAGGACTGCGGTTGCGGTTTTGGCCCAGAAGTTGTAGTACTCCCCCGAGCGCGACATACACAGGCTCTCATCCGCGAGGAAGCCAAGGCGGCCTCTGAAGTAGTAGATGTCAGCTATCTTACGGCCCACAAAGGACGGCGCGGGGTTGCTCGTGTCATCCCCCACCAAGCGGTCAGCCCAAGACACCTTATCGAACACGAAGGAGCCATCAGGCTGTCTCACCAGTTTCCAAGGCATGGTCTCATCAGTGAATGCGTTGACGAGCCCCGGTGCCGCAGTCTCTTCCCACACGGAGCCATTCCACTTCACATAGTAGTCACTGGTTCCACCTGAAGGGTCGCCGGAGATATGCACGGTCCAGTTGTCCGGCCCCCGAGCTGGGAGCTTGGAGAAGCTGGAGACCGCTTTATTGAGGTTAAGGGTTGCCGTGTTCGCATAGCCATCAGTGATGGTGGCCGTGGTGATTGCGGCCCCGGAGAGGTCCTTTATCTCGATGATGGAGCTATCGGGCAAGACCCCCACAGAGAACCCAGCACCCAACGCCGTAGCCAATAGTCCCGTTAGCGTGGATGCGATGGTGCTCGTATCGGGTGTGTCCCCGGTCTTCGTGGCTACGGAGGTACTGTTAATGGTAATGCCGTAATTTATCTGCGGCTCCGCGAGAACCACCGCAAGGTACGCAGAGCTAAGGGGGTTGCTGCCGCTCGCGGGGCCTGCCGTGACCGTTACGGACTTGTTCAGCAAGAAGGTGTAATCCGCCACGGTCACCATCTCAAAGTCGGTAGACGGGCTACTAGAGGCTAAGTACCCAGCCCCGTGGGGGAATGCTACCGCGCGAGGTGTGCCATCCAGAAGGCTGAAAACTTGTAGCCCACCGTTAGACACGAAGACAACATAGCGCTCGGCGGAGTCCCGGTTGATGATGTGTACGGTGGCATCCGAGATGACCGAACGGGAGAGCAACGCGAGGTATGTCAGCGGGGGGCGCTTCCGCAGCCCGGTAGCAATCGCTGGGTAGGCGTTCTCACAAACTTCAGCCTGAGTGTCGTGGCGCAGCGTAGATGGCTGCTGGCTAACACCGTTGAACAGGCTGGGGATACTCTTGTTGACGAGGGACATTAGTACACTTCACCTGTTCCTGGGCGCATCCACGCGTTAGCCACGCTGTAGCTGTCGGTGAACATGTTGTATTGCCCATCGTCCCCTTCAGCATCCTTCAGAGCGATAAGAGCCTTGACCTCATCATCCTCGGTGAGCTTGTCCAACGTATCGGAGCTCAGGTTGTTTCCTTGGAAGGAGCGCGAGGCGCAGATAGCGATGTACTGGCGGGCAGTCTGCGGGAGCTCATCCCAATCCAGGAAGAAGACCACGGTGGCCTTCAAGTCCTGCGTGAAGGTGTACGTGTGGTTAGCCTTGTCGTAGAGCTTTAGGCCACGGAGGGCCACCTGCGCGCTGGCGATAGCGCGGTCGATGGAGACCTTGAGGGCGTTTAGGGGGGCCGTGATGGTGCCATCGGTGGCCCGTGAGAGGGGGAACTGGTCTTCGGTGTTGAAGGCCCAGCCCGTGGATTGGACTGTGCGGCTGAATTCGAGGAGCTTGGCGCGGGCACTGGCTACATCAGCGAGGCCGGTATTCGAGAGGGTGTTGACCGGAGACTCTCCGATGGCAGCCAAACACATGTTGACTGCTTCGAGTTCCGTCATTAATGCGGAGGCCATTGGGGAATCCCTTGAAAGGTAAACGAAAAAAGGGGGACCCTCTTGGTTAAAAGAGAATCCCCCTATGGGTACTACTGTGTATTACGTGGTCGTTGCGAGTTCAACCGAGCATTCCGGACGGAGGATGCCATGACCAACTGCGTACTTGCTGACGATCAACGTACCGAGACGGCGTTCGTCATAGCTCATGCGCATCGAGAGGTCCAGCAGCTTCACCGTGCCCACAGCTTCCTTCGTCGTGACGATTGCGGCCGTCTTCGTGAAGTCACCTTGGTAAGCGGTCGGGCCCGTGTTGACCAACGTGCTCGGAACATGGTTCGTCTTGACGATGGTTGCACCGCCAATCTTCAGCAGCTTGCCCGTGCCGTAGTTACCATTGCCTTCTGCCCAGTCGCGGTTGACCAGAGCGGTCGATTGCGCCAGGAGGTAGTACTGAGCCGGACGAACCAGCGCGCTACGTTCCGAAGTTACCGGGATGTCCTTCTCATCGAACGCTTGAACAGCAGCGTAGATGCCAGCAGCGAGGTCCGTTGCCGAGGTCTTGTACAGCGTGGTGGCCGAGGTAAGAACCGTGCCACCAACCGAACCCGTAACCGTAGCCGAAGCACGGGCTGCGAGAGCCATGACCTGCATCACGTTCTTGTCCCAGTTTGCTGCCAGGAAGCGGCCCGTTTCAGCCGAGTAGGTGCTGCGGTAATCGAAGTGCGACTTCGCTTCATCGATGTCAGCAATGAACACGCTCGATACCAAGAGGTCATCAATCGTGATATTGCGTTCTGCGAGGTTCGAAGTCTGACCAACGATTTCCGTACCAGCCGTGTGGTAACCACCCGTGACGCGCCACGTTGCCGGGAACTGAGCCGACTTGCCCGAGCTAATCGTACGGACCGTGTGGAGGGGCATAACCACGTTGTTTTGGTCGAATGCCGTGAGAACTTCACCGCCATAAACCTTGAGGAACAGGGCATCAGTTGCGCCTGCACCGTTAATCTGACCACCGGCCAGGACTGTTGCGTTTGCCATTTGAGTTAAATCCAGAATGAAATGAAAGAGCGGCCAATGGGTGGCCTTGGAGGGTTCACTTCAGAGCAGACTTAGGCGTGGACGTGTGCAGGGTTATCTTCCCTCGGGAAGGCCAAGTGTTCCTAGCTTTGTTTGCTTGAGATGGGTACTGCGGTATTACTTGGTAGTCACCGTGGGAGCCGTAGCCCCGTTGAGTTCCACCAGTGTGTCACTTGCATTGCGCGCCAAGATTCCCATTGCAATGGCAGTCTTGACGTTGACTTGAAGGTTACCTACTTTGACAAAGGTATGGGCATCGTTGACCGCCTTCGTGGTATCCAGCTTGCCACTGCCGAGTGCAACAGCAGCAGCAATCTTGGTTCCAGAAGCGTTCACCGTGGAGCCCTTATTGGCATCCAGAGAGGGCATGTTAGAAGGCCGTAGTTACAGCGAGTTTATTTTCCACCGACTT